GATTCGGACCCGCGTGGCCCCCACCCCGTCGTACAGTACCTTTCCATGTTGAATAGTCTTATCTAAACCAAACTATTGATATTCAAAGGCTTTAGTATGATTTTAATTATTGTCAGACAATTTACTTATCTTGTTAAACTGTCAACTAACTTTTTATTTTTCTCCTTAAATGAAGAAACTCATACTTTTTACTTTGTTTGTTTACACGTTCTTATTGTGTTACTTATAAGGTATAAAAAAATAAATCTATCGTCTTAACGATAGACCTCTCATTATTTTATCCTTGCTGTCCTGATTAACTCCAATATATCGTTTTGTTATAGATATATCTGAGTGATTAAGTATCTCCTGTATAGCAACAGCATCATGTGTCTGCTGGTACAGTAAATATCCAAACGTCTTCCTCAACGTATGACATCCTATGTGGTCTTTGTATCCAAAATGTTCTGCTGCTTCATTAAGTATTTTCCACACACGTTGCCTGCTTATAGGTTGTTGTGTTCCTTTACCTCTACTTTTAGGGAATAATAAGTCATAATCCTTTTTATCAGATACATATCTTTTTAAGATACTTTTTAGCTCATCATTTATAGGAAATCGTTTCTCTTTTCCTGTTTTCTTTTCCCTAATATATATATAATCCTTATTCTTTACATCCCTAACTCTTAGTGGCAATATATCAGATATTCTTAAACCTGAATATATTCCAAACATAAAAAGTACATAATCACGTTCATTCTTGTCACGTAAATAATCAGCAATATCTAATATAAGATACTTGTCTCTAAGAGGTTCTACAGTATTCATGTTATCCCTCTTTCCAAACAAAAAGGCAATAGCTTATGCACACTTAAGTTATTGCCTTTCCTGTAATGTAATTGTGGTATTCTTGCGTTCTCTTTCGATAATAAAAACTACCTTTTTTTATTTTGGTATGATACTATTCTATCACCTTTTTTTTTAAAAAAATCTTATATTTATAATCTTAGATTATTTGTCTAAGACAACTTATTTTTTAGTAACCCTTCTTCTGAAGCCTTTAACGCCACGTATGTTACTATGTCATTTCTTTTGTTATAGTAAGTGCTTCTATCCATGTTTAATAACCTTACTATTTTAGGTATTCTATACTGTTTATTAAATGTTAGTTCAATTACATCCTTGTATTCAGTATTATCAAACTCTTTTATAACATCATCTATTAACCTGCACCATTTTGCATCATCACTATTATTAATATCTAATATTTTTAATGCTGCATCTTCTACCTTGCTAGAATATCCGTTGCTTATTCCTCCACCTATCTCTTCACCAAGGTGTCTTGTCTTAACACCATATGTTGCATCCTCAATTTCTATTTCTAGCTGTTCTTTTATTTCAAACCTACTAAATAAGTATCTTTCAATTCTTTTGCATGTTTCTTGTTTTATTATCATTAGCATTCTCCTTCTTATTATTCTGTTTCTTCTTAGCTGCTTTAAGCTGTGCTTTAATAGTACTTGTATAAGGTATGTATCTTGCCATAAATACCACCTCCAAATCTAACTTTTATTAGCTTCATTAACTCTTTGCTCTAATCTAATAACCTTTCCCATCTTATGCCTTGCTACTTCCGCATGGTTATTAAACATAATTTTCATTTGTTCTAGCATTATCTCTACATCAGCCATTTCTTCTGCAATATGATCTGCATTGTCTGCTCCTCTTTTATGCTTACAAATTTCTTTAGTTTTTTCTTACGCTCTAATTCTTTATATTCAGTTCTGTCAATCACATCACCTAATGGTCCTATAAGTCCACCACAATAAGGACAATTAATTCCATCAGATATAAATGTTGTTCCGAAAACCTTTTTGCATTCAATGCATTGATATACTGTTCCTTTCATATTACCTCCTACAAAACATCATTTTATTAACTCTGGGTCATCGTATATATTACCTATTACTTTAAAATTAAGCGGATTAGGTTCATCTGCAAATCTTATGAATCCACTTCCATCAGTTTCTCTTAATATATATCCAACTCCAAATTCTTCAACTATAGCTCTAGTATTATTACATCTTGGTAGTTCAACTATATCCCCTTTATAAATTTCTTTACCTGTATTATCATTTACTCCTGTGTACTGACCTACTGTTTCGTTTAACACTTCACATTCATCTAATATTTCAGCTATATCTTCCCAACTATCATAATCATCATATTCGTTATCAAATATATAACAAACTGGCACGTTTGCTCCTGCTACGAAGAATGCATTATTGATAAGTGAACCATATAGCCATTTACCTTCTGTTGTCTTTCCTCTAAATTTATTATCCATCATTATTACCTCCTTTGGCCAGCTCATAATTGATCAAGCCTATGTATTTGAAAATCAGATTTTATTGTCTTAAAAACTCAATAGCTTTTTTGTATTTCTCTAATCTTGCCTTATCTTTTGGTGTAATATCCTTCAATCTATTTAAGTCACTGTTATGTGTTAAATCTGCAATCTTTACATTAATAGCAACTTGACTTTCATATGCCTTAATGTTTTCAATGTACTTCTGATAATTCACTCCGTCATGACTTAATATCAAAACATCATTAATTAAATCTCTATCAATTCCAATTAATAGAAGATCCTCTTTTGTAGCATCTGTATCCTCAATTACGTCATGGAGCACTGCTACAATCTTTTCATCTATTGTATTTACCATATTCATAACGGCTAAAGGATGTAGAATATATGGCATACCAGCTTTATCATGTTGCCCACTATGCTTATTAGTTGCAAATATAATGGCATTTGTTAACTGCTCTTCCTTATTCATGACTTTCTCCTCCAAACTTATATTTTATTTACTTTCTAAAATTTTTCCGCTTAGATCACACACCATTGCATTTTCCGTAATCTCTTTCATGATGTATGGCATATTGTTTTCTTTAAAATACTTGTTTGCCATTTTAATAAATTCACTTCTCACATAATCTATTTCGTTGTGCGAATAATCATCCTCATAATCCCATGTATCAACATACCTAACACCTATAAAACTATTTGATTCAACATCATCCTTAAAATCTTCAAATAAATCTTGTGCAAACATTTTGTATCATCCTTTCCAAACTCTGATTTTATTTACTTCTTCCCGTTTTTACTTCACAAGCTATTCTGCAAAACATATCTATATATCTTTTACCTAATCCAAGTGACATTTCGATTGAGTAAATATCTTTAATTTCTAATCCCATAAGTTCAACTTCTGTTTCTACAGCTTCCTGTAACGTCATTTCATCATCATCCATATGCCCTTGTATATGGTCAAAATCATGTGCTGATAATACTAAAGTTCCATCTTTTTGACACACCATTTACATTACCTCTTTTCTTAAGCAAATTTGGATTTTATTTAGATTCAATCATGTTAATCAGATTATGCAAATCATTTAATGATAAATCTACAAAATCATATTCTTCTGTTTCATCATTGTGATATCTTCTTATAACAACCCTGTTAGGTACGTTTGGACAGTATGCGTACTGCTCATGCTTAACCATGCCTCCTGTATCACCTATTCTTTCCATGCACTCACCTCCACTTAAACAAATTCTTATTTTAAATAACTTAATATATGTGCTATTACATCCACTGTCCATCCATTTCCTATTCCTTTATATCTCTGTGCTTCACTAACTCCTTCTGTATAATTATCAGGTAATGTTTGTAATCTCTCACATTCTAAAGGTGTTAACCTTCTTATTCTCCCTTTTGTTAGTACTCTATGTATATCTTGCGTTGTTAATGTATAAAATTTAGCATTACTTTCCTTAAACCTTTGTCCATTTTGTCTTTTTTCTAGTCTTCCTGGTGTTATGCATGGAAACCAATAAAGCCCTGTCTTAGCTCCCCATCCACCGCCTTGTGCTGATATTGTAACGCTTTTACCATGAATAGAATATATTCTACTTCCTTGGCTATCCTTTCCTATATATGCTATCTTTCCTTTTTTTGCTTCTGCGTTACATATATAAATAGCCTTTTCTGTATCTATAAAGTATTTATCATCTACTTTATCTTCTAGTATACTATTAAGCATTATATTTCTATCTTTTGGTTGTTCTACGCATGGTATATTTGTCCAATAGCAACGTTTTCTATTTTGTGCAGATACTAAACTTGAATTAATCATTATAGACTGTACACCTAAATATTTGCTTATTTCATCTTTTATGTTTTGATGAATACTGTAATTATTTTCATACAAGAAGTATTTACATTCGCTTTCTTCCAATGCCCTAACATATTGCTTAAACAATTCAAATCCAAATCCTTCGCTTGTTGTCTCTCTTCCTTGTTTTGCTATGCTCCAGTATGTACAAGGACTACCACCTATTAATAAATCAAAGCCTTTAAATTGTTTAAAATCTGCTTCAAATACATCACCATAGTATTCATCATTCGGATAGTTTTTCTGCGACACTTTATTAGCGTATTTATCAATTTCAAAACTTACATATCTTTCAACTTCAATGCCTGCTCGTTCTAACGCTACTCTTCCGCAACTTATTCCGTTAAATGTACTTAATACTTTCATTTGTAATATAGGAGGTATCCTTAGGATTTACGTGGCCACGACCTCTTTCCTCCTATCTGTTATTTGTTTGTCCTTTCTACTTCAATCTCTATAATTCTATAAACCACTCGACCAATCATTTCTTTAGCGAACTCGCTGCTTCCAAGAACGTCCATATATATGTCAGAAGCTTCATTGACTTTTTCCATTACGTACTCTGTAGATACGCTTTTATCTTTAGTTATTAATCTTTTATATGCTTTAAATAACTTTAAGCACTTTTCAAGAACTTCTTCTTCCATTTTCAACCCCTTTCGAAGTGCTTCAAAAATGGAAACACTTCAAAATTCATTTTGATTACTTTATAACCAGCACTCACAAGGTATTAAATCACTTAGATTTACCTGTTCTTCTTCAATTAGCCTTTCATTTTCCCACTCTATAGCTAATTCCTTAAGCGACTTACCTTTAAATACTGTGTATCCTATCTTTTCCTCATACTCTGCTGCCTTATCGAATTGCTCTCTATAATGTCTCCAATAAATCTTCCACCACTGTTTTCCTGCTTTAAAACATGGTATACAGTTGTTATGATTAAGATGTTCGTATGCCTTTGGTAACTTAATGCCCCATTCTTCTGTTATGATACGTTTTACTTCTTCACCTGGTATCTTCTGTTCAAATATAGGAAACTCTATTCTTCTTCCTATATTTTCTGCTCTTGCTGTAGCCTTTTGTACACGTTTCCATTCTTCTACACCAAATCCAACATATTCAATGAACTCTTCACCAATAGACTTAAGATATTTGTAATACTGTTCTTTCATCTTCTGTTTTAGCTGCTGTGTGCAGAATGGTATAAATTGACCTGGTATACAGTTATTCTTTTCTATAAGCTCCCATATATCTAATCCTAATCCCCATTCTGTTATAGGCACTCCTAAGTGTCTTGCGACCTCATGTCTAAATGTATCTGCATCATGATTTTCACTATATGTAGGTGTGTGAAGTAAAATCACATCCTCTTTCTTTTGTTCCTGTAGCACCAAATAAGCTACATATGCACTACTTAAACCTCCTGAAAATAACACTACATGTTTCATACCAGCCACTAACCAAAATCATTGGTTAAGGCAAATTATCTACTTGTGCGGAGCACCATTTCTTTTAACTTTACAGCCATAGAAGTCACATTATGGCCAACCTGGTCTACCAGGATTCGGTATTACTCCTCTCTATCTCTTTTCATATAATCACCTATTCTTCAAATAGATTTGTTTGTTCTAATTCAAATGTCTTGCAAGTTAGCCACCATCTAAAGTCTCCAACTGTATCAAAGTGCTTTTCTTGTCCATAGAATCTAACTTTATGTACCTTACACTTGTTGTCATCATCGTTTGTATTCTCAAAGTATCTTTGTTCATCATAGAAAGCATGAGTTGTAATAGTCTGCTCTCTATGATATTGAACAAATACATTATGTTGTGAAGTTATTTCTTCATTTTCCATTGCTTCACCGACCTATTCAAAAGTCAATTTGATTACTCACAACTTTCAGCTGCATAACTTAATTCATCTTCTAACGAATTAACTAAATCTTCTACTGTCTTATACTCTCCATCTGTATATACTTCAATTTCAACATCGAGCATACCTGCATCTTCTAATCTTTCAATAACATTAAATAAATGTTTAATCCTACTTTCTTCAGTTTTATCATAATAAGTATCTGTTGCGACTTCACATGCACATTTCCATAGTGCTTGTATTAATTCTTTATCATTGAAAGACATTTCTTCTTTTACCCATCTTGGAGAATCACAACCAAAATCATCAAATAATTGAATCCAATAACAACCAGCTGGTCCATATTCAATTTTTTCAATAGCATATCCTGTTCTCCATTCTATAAAGTCAATTAAATGACTAGTTGTTAATAAAGGTATATATCCTTTTATCCTTTCTGTTGGTACACTTCCAATACCACTAACCCATATATCACCTTTAACAAATCCATCTCCTAAAAAGTGTGTTCCACTAACACCCTTAACTAAGTCGTTTTCTTCTGGTTCCCACCATTCCATAATGCACTTTGTAACTTTTTCACCAGCACTTCTAAACTGTTCTACTGATATGTATTTCATACTTTCACAACCTTTCAAATATTAATTTGCTAATACTTCTTTAAGCTTCTTCTCCGCATCCTCTTTATTCACAAAAGCTTTTATTCCTATAAGCTCTAGTGGTATCCTATGTCCATATTCATTAACAGCAATAACACCATCAGCTAAAACATGATAATGATATACTGTAAATTCAAATACATGAGGCGTATACCCTCCATCTTCTTTTGTCCTTGTATCTAGTACATACAATTTTTCAAGTGGTTTTACAGGTAATTCGATACTATACATTTTCTCACCTCACTCAAAAGCAAATTTTAATACTTATTAATTCTTACAAGTGCCCACATACCAAAAGCTACTACTACAACAATCACTGTTATAATTGCTATTTTCATTTTCTCCTCCTGCTACACTTATTAATTATGTATCTGTACTTAAGTCTTATAGGCTTAAGCAAGTAGTGCTTGCACATTTCAACCGTATCCATACTTCTCCTTTCCGGTGCTGGCACTGTACCAGCACCACCAAAAAGTCATTTTATTTATTTCTAAGTGGGCACCACTTAGGACTTGTCTTATGTTCGTTACCTCTTATGTATCTTGCTCCTACTTTTTCATTTTCGCATCTTCTATATGTTTGTACATTATACTTATCTTCTTTTACATATTCACATTTAATACATTTAGGTACTGGCATAATCATCACCTACTTTCAAAAAACACTTTTATTCAATTTCTTCCAATGTTGCTTTGTTAAGTCCTTCCCATTTAACTACTTCTTTTAATTCATTAAATAACTCAACAGAATACTCTGCATTAGCTGCTTCATCCTCTTCATCAAGAGTAAATTCAATAACTGCTCTGTACTTTTGAATCATTATGTACCTCCTCAAAATCAACTTTTATTAAAAAAACTTACCTTGCTCAGCAGCTATACATTCAACTGGTCTGATATACGCTTTTTCTTCTTCATCAAAATCAAGCTGCTTTCTAAACACTTGGCAGAACTGATTACACATATATGTTTCTTTCATGTGTTTACATCTTTTCTGTGTGTCCCTGCTTGTACAATAATTATCAGATGCTTGTATCTTTACTTGAATAATTCTTTCTTTCATTCAGCATCTTCCTCCTCTTCAAAAGTCTTTCTGTGGCTCTCACGTGCTCTTGTATGTGTTCTTTTCTTTATTACTTTAGAGTTAACAACATTAAGCAACTTCTTGCTAATAACACTCATTTTGCGAATATATGTATGTCTTAGCTTTTTAATTTCTTTGATATACGCTTGTACATCTTCTAAAGTTAATGCTATAGCACTAAGTTCATCTAAAGCATTTCTAAATGCTTCATTATCTAAAATCCTTTTCAACGCTTCTGCAGCTCTTTCTGCAAAACTGATACATTCCATACAACCACCCTTTAGAAAATTGATTTTATTATTATTTAAACAAATTAGAAACTCTACATCTACAAGCATCTTCGCTTCTATTAAGTCTTTCAGATATTTCACTATACTTTAGTCCTCTTCTGTAATAAATAAGTAGTCTTTCTTTTTCTTCATTACTCCATTTTTTCTTGTCTCGTGGTTTAGCATTTCTATCTTTTTTTCTTTTTTCCTTTAACCATTTATCTTCTTTACCTAAAATATTTTGTTCTAATTTTTTAGTAGAATAACAATTTTGGTTATTTTTCATCCACTTCAACAAGTCATCTGGATATACAAGTAACTCATTCATTACTCTTCTAGCTTTTAATCCATTATTCTTTATCCATGTGTTTCTTACTGTTGTTTTATCTACTCCAAACATTTCAGCTATTTCTTTAATTCTAAGAGCTTCATAATCTCTTTTATTTCCTAATCCCATTCTGCTTGCCATTATTACTATTGAATGTTTTGACCTATTTAACTTTTGCATTAAAGTAATAATATTAACAGAACCATATTGCTCAACGAGTATCTGCTTTTCTTCTTCTGTCCATATCTTTTTATTGTTTTTCATTAGATATCACCTTGCTTTTATCACTCAGTTTAATCATTAATTTTTGTATCTGTACTATATAGTCCTGCTCTCTTTCCTCATATTGTTCATAATGTTTTCTAAAACATTCGTATTTCTCATCTGCTTCCATCTGTATACACCTCAAATATTCTTTTTATTTAAAATAGCTTGAACTGTTCTTGTCCAAATTCATCTATAACCGTTTTAAAGCTCTTATTTTCGCTTGTATTGAGTTTTCCTTCTGTACCCTTATTATTCTCCACTAAACTTTGTCCAAGATAAAATAAAAGGCATTGTGAACAATCTCGACTACATTCTAACTTTTTACTTAAGTATCCAACTGTATCCTCTATGTCACATGCCTTGATGTCCTGTTCCATGAAACGCTCATGAACCAATTTTTTGCTTATTTCTTTTCCGTTTAGTGTTTTGAAAGGGTATGTTATCTTTTCCCAAACTAACATTGGGACCATCTTACCTTTATGTTATGTTGTTCAAGTTGCCAACCTAGCCATAACACATTTGCATTTTTTAAACTAATAGCTTCGCCTTTGAATGCAAAATGCTGTACTATTTCATATACACCATAAGGCTTATCCTTAAGTTCTAAAATCTCATTTGTAGCTTTCTCTAAAGCTTCTTTGCTTGTTTCTTCTGTTAGTTGTATTTTGTAACGTGGTATGTTCATTTAAAAATCCTCCTGTACCATGGTGTCTGTAAGTATTTAATCAAATCGTCCTTTTCTTCAATAAGCTTGTCCTTCTCATGAAGTTTATAATCTTTATCGATTATTACTTTTTGAAGTTCTAAGTTTTCTTGTTTCAATGCAATATTGTCATCTTGCATCCTATTGTATTCTTTTGAAAATGCTGCATTACTTTTTGATAACTTCTTAAATTCACTTTCACAAGTTTCAAGATTATTAGATTTATCACGTAACTCGCATCTAACTTGTCCTAGTGTTTTTGTTAGTTCAATGTTTTCATTAGCCTTTGCATCTGCTTCTTCAATAGCTTTTGCCAATTGCTTATGAAGTCTATCAATGTTTGCATTCTTTTCTGAAATAATTTCATTTACTTCTGATTGTTCAACTAGTGCTGCTGCATTGATCATTGCTTGAGCACAACGTCTAACTTTTCTACTGTATTTCATACAAAATCCCCCCTGGATTAATCTACTTTTTATTTATAACTGCATTGGCCACTTCAACCTTTGCTTTTTCTACGTCCTTTAATCGCTTATTAGCTGATGCAAATCTACTAACTATATAAGTAATACTCTTGCCACTCTTATTAGCAACTTCTGCTGCCCAATTAATAACTGCATCTACGTCTTCAGCTTTAACTTGGTTCTCCACTATCAATTCCCCCTTTTATTAATGTTCTCTTATAAACCTTCTGTTAGCTCCTGTAAGTTTAATTCCATAAGGATCTATCATTTCAAAAATTCTACTTCCAATAGCTTCATCAACATTTTTAATATCTGATACACTTAATTCACTTGAAAGTATTGTTTTTTTCTTATTAATGTACCGAGTATTTATAATGTCATAGCTTATTTGAAGTTCCTGGACATTATATGTGCCGTCCTTATTCTTAGCTAACTTAAGAAAGTCATCTATATATAAGACATTTACATTCATCCATTCAGAAAGTTTTTTGTTATAAGTTTCTTCATTGAACCTACATGCTATAAGAACTTGTATGTCGCGTCTATAATTGAAGTATTTATGTATTACTCCTTTTTTCAAGAGCTCATTGCATATAGCTATGCATATATGAGTTTTCCCTGTCCCGCTCTTTCCAAAGAAACCAATACCTGTTGCATGTTCATCTTTCAAAAAGTCTTGTGCTAGTTTATACATCTTGTTAGCTTCTTCTGTATCTCTTTTAAACGTTTCGAAATTCTTGCTTTGATATTCTTCTATATCTAATCCTGTTCTTTTCAAACTTTTTTGTAATTGCTTTTCCAAAACACATTTACATGGTTTTGTATATTTATAGTACATACCTACTGCATCTAATGCCGGTATCTCTTCCCCATCATCTGTTATTACTATGGCTCCAGAGTCCTTGCACAATTCACAAGCATATTTTTTAGAACTTGGTTTGTAATTCTCATCCTTTATACGTTCCATTGCTTCTCTAAGATGAGCACTTTTCATTAATGACTGATTCACATGTTTACCTCCTAATATGGAATATATGGTTCATCTTGTTTGTTACTATTATTAACATCTAATGATTCACCTTTATATTGATTTAGGTAACCTTCAAATTTCTCAGCACTAAATAATGTAGATGGCCTTAAATAATCTTCAAATCGTGTACCTTTCCATTTGTTGTACATTGTAAAGATTACTTTCTTAAAATCATCAAGCTCATATCCTTCCTTTAACCTAGCATTTATTAATGATTTAGTTTTAGAAGTAGTAGCCTTGTATTTTTTGCCACATATATTGTTTAGATAATCAATAACACAAACGACAATATTATTATTTGTATTATTAATTGTATTATTAATAACTGTATTATTATCTACAAAGTTTTCTTTAATAGGGGTATTAAAGTTTTCTTTAATAGGGTATGCAGAAATTTTTATATACCTATTTAAAATTTCTTTAGTACCTTCTTTATAGACAATTTCACATGTTATATAGCCTTTATTCCTAAGCTGGCTTATCCAATTTGAAATTGATGTTTTACTTACACCATATAACTTAGAAAAATATTCATTGCTTGCCCAACAATAACCTTTTTCATTACATAAAGCTGTTATTTCGCCATATAACAGCTTTGAGTTTGGTGTTAGATCATCATCATATCTAACATTTGCTGGAATGATTGCATAGTATGCTTTTTGTACTTCTTCCATTTGTACACCTCGCGTCTATTTAATTATCAAAATGCAATTTCATTTGGAGAAAATCTTTTTAATTTTTCTGTATCAAATACGAATTTGCCATTTATTTTTTTTAAATTTTTCATTGTCTTGTCTCACTTTCTAGTTTAAAATTAATATGTTTAATATTTTTGTTAGGGCCTTAGTAGTTGCAGCTACTTAATGGCTCTTTTTTCATATGTAGCTTTCACGCCTTATACCATTTTTGTTAATGGTAATTTGCTTTCTTCTAGGCTTGTCATTTTTATCAGCAGCTTTCATGAAGTCAGCGCACATACCACGGCAACATGTTCTGTCTCCACATAATTTGCAGATATTATTCATTTGTAATCACCTCTATTCTTTGGTTTATGTGCCAATCATGAATACAAGTTGATGCAACTAATCCTATTGATACAACTATCCAAAATAGTATTGCGAATAATAAAGCTTGTCCCCATTCAACTAAAATTTTCATTTGAATACCTCCGTTTATATAGCTCCATATTTAATAGCCATATCTTTTACAACAATAAGGTAACCTTCAATAAGCTTTTTATCTTCAGCTATGATGTCAACTTTTGTAAGCTTATCTCTTTTACTTTTAGAAATGCCCTCTTCTGCCATACGTCTTCTTTTATTCATCAGTCGTTGTTCTAAATTGACTCCAAATCTTTTATTGAGAAGTTCATATGCTTCTTGCCTGGTTTCCTGGTAGATATTATGAGTGCCTCCTCTATGTGTAGCAATCTTATTAATTAAAGTTTTAGTATCTTCTCTCCATGAATGTGTATCAATAGCAACAACATCCTTTATACTTTCAACTTTTTTATTTACAGCTTGTACTTCTTCTTTAGCTTCTAAAGCATATGTTTTAGTTTCTTCAATTTGTTGCTTCATTAACTTAGATTGTTCCATTTGATAAATAATGATATCTTCCATACTCATAGGAGCTTGTGGCTTATATCTCAACATAAAGTAGTCATCTATCAATTGATCATGGATTTCCCAAGCTAGGTCGGTGTCCATGATTTTAATTAGTTTTGAGTAGCCTCTTTCAGAAAGTAAATAAATATGCTCTGCTTGTGTAATTGCTTGCTTAGAATATCCAAGTTTCAACGGGTCGAGCAGGTCGGCACGTTTCTTTAAGTCAATAAAATCAATATTCTCTTTAAAACGTTTAATGTTTTTTGTTATAGCTTCTCGTACATGTTTATTTTGCATATTATGTATTTCAGCTATTGACTTATCAGACATAACTTTATTGTTATTTCCAAAACCACCAGTAACAATTGGTATATTGACGTTATTAAATTTTTGTATGCCTTCAACATATAATTTAACTGGTGTATTATCACCACTTGTTAGTGCATTATAAAATTCTTTATTCATATGTATCCCCCTTCGCTAAATCAGATTATTTTTTACTATTTATACATTTCTTCAGGTATTAAATCATTTGGTGTTATTAAGAAAACACGGCATAATGAGCAAATTATATTAAGGCTTGGATTATATATGTCTTCCTCTATTGCGGTTAGATAAGTCCTGCTTATACCTGTTAACAAGCTTAGCTGCCTTATGCTCATTCCTTTTTCTTTTCTGTACTGTTCTAGTTTTAACATTAGCTATCACTCCTTTTATTTGTCATAGCTTTTTAAGCTATGTATTAAAGAAGTTGCTTTTCTAAACTAAATAGATCTCCAGCAGGTACACCAAATATATCAGCCATTTTACCTACTTCTGTAGATGTAAAGTCTTTAAGTCCTTGCTCTTTATGACAATAACTTGTTAGGCTTATTTCCATCTTGTCTGCCATATCTCCCTGACTGTACTCATTGTAAATTCTGTATGCCTTAATTCTTTTTAAATTAACTCCCATGCTATCCTCCTTTATCTTTTACCCTATCAGGGGAAATATATATTATATTCCTCTAACAGATGAAGTATGATTAAATAATAATCCTCTAATAGAGGAATGTCAATATTTTTTTAAAAATAATTATCATATTTTTTAAAATCAAACATATAATAGTTAAATTTAACGTTGTATATCTAATATCAAACATAGTATAATTATCATGGTGATAAAATTGAAAAATAAAAGTGAATTTGCAAATAGGTTAATGCAAAGGAGAAAAGAAATCGGATTATCTAGAACTGAATTAGGAGAAAATATAGGATTTTCTGGTCAACAAGCAAACAAAAACATTTATAATTATGAGAACTCAATAAGAGAACCAGAGTATGCAACTTTAGTTAAGATAGCTGAAGTATTACAATGTTCAACTGATTATCTTCTTGGAGCAACAGATAATCCAAATAAGTTTTTAGGTACTATAAATGGTTCTAAATATGAAATTGAAATGAAAGACGATGCAAAAAATAAACCATATGACAAAGAACAATTTGAAGACCTAATACGTCAAATTGAACAAATGCGTTCTAAAATTGATAGACTTATGGAAGAAAAATAGAGCCTTAATTAATGCTCTATTTTTTTTATGTATAAACTTGACAAATGTAATGTAAGTATACTTGCAGTCTTGAATTACTAAAAATTCTAAATTAAAATTTAAAAAACAATAATTTAAAAACTTTAAACTATGTTGAAATAAGTTTTAAAGATTGTTATAATTTACTTATCAATCGAATATATGTTCGATAAATCAGGGGTGATTTAGTTTGGATTTATCAGGAATTATTACTTGTATTAAAGATGGTAAAGTTATTTATACTGGAAAGGATTGTGAATATGGCTACTGCAAAACAAATAGAAAAAGGAAAATGGAGAATAGACGTTTACAAAAATGGAATGAGAAGAACATTCAGAGGGAAAAGCTCTAGAGCTGTAGAAAAAATGGCAAGAGAATGGCTTAATGATATAGAAGAATATGGGAAAGAATTAAGGAAAGATAAAGTTAAATTACATTCATTAATGTTAGAACATCTTCTAGTAAATGTAAAAGATTCAGTTAGTTTAGGAACATTTGAAAGATATATGAGTATATATAATACACACTTCAAAGATAGTCTATTCGGAGATATGGATATAAAAAACATAACTCAGGTACAAACACAGAAATTTCTTAATGACAAGAAAAACCTTAGCCCAAAAAGCATTAACTTGATAATTATACTTCTTAATAATACGTTTAAACACGCTATAGCAAATAATCTTATACGAAACAATGTAATGAATGATGTTAAAATACCAAAAAGCACATATAAAGAAAAAAAAATAGAGGTATTTACTAGAGATGAGCAAAAGCTATACTTAGAAGCTTCTTCAAATAGCTTTTATAATTTATTGTTTATAACCGCACTAAGCACAGGGATGCGAGTCGGTGAAATAACTGCTCTAAAATGGAAAAATATAGACTTAAACAAAAATATTATACACGTAACTAATTCTACTAGATTGGTAATGAAGTATGATGAAGACGGAAATATGATTGAGAATGAACTTGTTACTGGTGATACAAAAACAAAATCAGGAAGAAGAGATATACCAATCAGTATATCATTAAGTAAATCTTTAAAAAAACACAAATTATCTACAGGATCAAATGATAAAGATTATGTTTTTAAAAATACAAAAGGCGAGCAAATAAAATATGATAGTATAGCTAAAGCTCATAAGCTAATATGTAAAAAAGCAGGCATACGAATAGTAACATTTCATTGTTTAAGACATACATTTGCTACTAGAGCAATTGAAAGTGGAATTGACTATAAGACTGTTTCTGAAATACTAGGTCATTCTAAGCCAAGTACAACTATTAATCTATACGTACACAGCACAAACGATAGTAAACGTGAAGCTGCTGAATTAATAAGTGAATTAATAAGCACCCTCTAAAAAGAGGATGCTTTTTTTATACGACTACGTCAATATTACGTCAATATGAATTTTATTAACATAGGCCTATATATCATAAGCCTTGATAAAGCTGGAAGCGGGACTCGAACCCGCGACTTGCTCATTACGAATGAGCTACTCTTTTTTTAAATTTTGTATGATAGTTTATAAATATTGATAAAACGTTGTTTCTATTAGAACATCAACGTTTTTCACATTAAACTTTAGTATTATTTTTTACTATTGTAAAAAATAATTTAAACATAATTATAGGCATAACTCCGTCAAAAACTACGTCAATTATAAAAAAATAGGGCACACAATGTACCCTATAGAAACTATTTTTTATAAATAATTTCTCCATTAACACTTATACTTATTATGTCCTTTAATAAGTCTTTAATATTAATAGTATTTTTTTGATATAACATGTAATTCTACTCCTTGGATTATGTTTTTTAATATATAAACCAATTTAATCCACATTACATTTTTTATATCCCTTTTATGTTATGTTGCATGAATATATATACATGCCTAATAAATTATATAGATATATTTATGTAATGTAAAGTAAAAATTGTAATTTAATTCATTTTTATACCAAACATCTCTTGAAGAATATTATTATCATCTCTCTTCAAATAACTTTCAGTTGTTCCACTATCTTCATGATGTGCAAATACCTTAAGCTGCTCTAATGAAAAGCCTTCTTCTTTGCATAACTCACGACATATGTAGTGTGTACCACGCTTCATATTTTCAAGAGAACTATGTCTAAATGAGTGTGGCGTGAAGTGGATGTATTCTCCTTCAACTTCTTCTAGTATTGATCTCATAGAAACAACCCAACCATAAATAGACTCATAACTAGCAGGTCTTGCTGTATCTCCTGAACCTATAATCCATAAATCATTTAGTTTATCTTTTCTAGTAGATAGATATAAACCTAAGCTTTCATGGCTTCTACTAAAGTATAGCAACGGAAACTGTTTACCACCTTTCCCACGCACGACATTTGTATAGTTACGTTCTAACAATCCATTACGTAATACTTGATGAATCTCACGTCTCCTTGCTGCTGAATCATATAGCATATCTACCAATGCCATATATTTATACATCTCACGTTCTTTGAGTGCATTCCTAAGCTTTTTAATACGTTCATCACTAAGAAATACAATTTCACGTACTGGTTCTTTTGATAGTCCTTTAACTTTCTTTGATACGTTATACTCATAGTTGTACTCTTCTTCATCTTCAGCATAATCTAGCATACTATGAATCGCACTCATAACACGTGAGCAACGTGCAGAAGATACTCCACGTTCTTCTATTAACCACATTTTAATACGTCTAAAATCTTTCTTTTTCATATCCAAAAAAGACATATTATCCATATTGTCTAGTATATAGCATATTACCATTCGCAAATCATAACGATATTGGTCTATAGTATGTATGCTTTTTTTATTACTCCTCAATTCAACCATGAAGTCTTCCATTAATCTTTTGTTTACCTTGTTACAACGTTTCCATTTTTCTGGTGTAAAAACTATTCTTCCCATGCTTTCAGCTCCTTCTTTTGTATTGCCAGTTTTTGTTGGCAAATTAACATACAAATAAGGAGTTAAAAATATAACATCGAATAAAAATAATTTTTTAAATAAAAAAGTTGATGGATTTTATGCTATATATTAGTACTAGCTAATCTTTGAGTATCAACGTGTATATGAATTATAAGAAGACATTCTTTGAGACATTAAAAAAAGTCCTACAAATATATAATTTGCAGGACTTTTTTATTCTTTAATTACTTCCTAATCATTCTCTAATCACTTCATAATTACTTTCTAATCATTTTCTAATCACTTTATAATCACTTTATAATCTATTTACAACATCAAACTTTATATTGATTATATCAATAATGCTACTTTCTATTTTGTAATTGCTAATATAAAGTATCTTGAATTTAGAAAAGTATTTTCTCTCTTTGTAGATCTTCTCATACTTATCTATTTTTTTCTTAAGGCTATTGTTAAATCGTTCTACTTCAACAAGCAATACTCCATATTGATTACCCTTCTTTAATCCAAGAACTGCATCTGGTCGTATATTATCAAGCTTAACTTCTCTTCTAAATTCAATAACTTCATATCCAAGTGATTTAGCATACAGTATTGTTTTAGCTGCAGTATTTAAGTGCTCTAATTGTTTAGGCCTACTCTTTGTATAATAAAAGTATTTTTCATTTGGTGACTCCCTCCACCTTTTAAGATAACCATAGTCTACTAATTTGTTTAATCTTCTCATAGCAACTCTATAAGATGGATAAAATATCTTCTGTATAACGTCACTTCTGCATGGATTGGCACTAACAAAAGATACTACTTTACTATCTCTAGATGTCATATAAGGCTCTGTATAGTTTCTACATCTTTCTTTGAATTATTTATGCACTTAGGTTTATTGACGTTTTCTATACGTTTTTTTGCTCCTGTGAGCCTATCTTTTATTTGTGCCATGATTTCATCATCTGTTAAATAGTAAGACTTAAATAGTGTAAACTTACTACCTACTTTTAAGAATCCTTCTCCTGGGTTTTTAAGTTCAGTATGAGCCATATAGTTTCCTTTTTGTCCTGTTACTATTTCACTATCAACATTTGTTTCAGTTTGAAATGATATTGTGTTTTTTAAATTGCATCGTATTATTCCAGGAAGAACATCAGCACTAGGTCTTTGAGTTGCTATTACAACAATTATATTAGCAGCTCTTGCACGACTCAAAAGAGCAAATAATAACTTCTTACATTCCTTATCTTCCATTAATGCATTATATTCATCTGCAACTAAAAATACTGGTTCCATACCTGCGCCTTTATATTCTTTTGCACTTTTACATTTAGCTTCAGCAAGTTTCATGTATCTAATGTCCATTAATTTAACTGTACTTTCTAATACATCTCTAGCTTCTTCTATTTTAACAGCGTACTTACTTAATTTTGGATAGTCTAAGTACAAAGTAAATTCTACGTGTTTAGGATCTATTACTCGAACTTCATAATTATTTTTGATTATTTGAGTCATTATTATATTAAGGCATACGCTTTTACCTGTTCCTGTGGCTCCAAATACTCCTGTATGCATTTCTGTCCCTGTGAGGTCTAGATTTATACACTTACCTGTTATATCTTCTCCTAAAGCGAACTTAAGAGTTTTAGGAATAGTAGTAAAATCTTTTTTTATAACTTTTGGATATCTGCTCTTAATCTTAGTCAAAATAAAAGTATAATTTTCTTTGCTTATGCTAATACTTGAATGTAATATGTTTTCCATTTTCTCTTTATGCTTTTCTATTTCTGAAAAGTCTAGACCCGCGGGTATGCTATAAACTCTAGCAATATTTTTACCTATAAGCCTTTTACCTAAAAGCTTTGGATATACGTTATTTTTGTTGACTATATTTAAAGTTTTGAACATATTTAAGTACTCATCATTGTTTTGTAACTGGTACATTAGCAATGATCCGGCCACTCCAATAGTACCTGGAAGTACTAGTATAGGTAAAACATTGTGAACTGCTATCATTAAAGTGCCTACTATATAGCTTGTTATTAACTTTTGATTATTCATTTATGAGACAACCCCCTATTCAATCCACTATACAATCCGTTTGTACAGCTACATTACGATTTTACAAGGAGTAGACTAGTGTGTTTGCACACACTTACTCGCCCACTCACTTTGTCGTGGCCTGCGTAAAAGACTAAGGCCACGCCCGTACCCTACTCTATGAACTGCATAAAAGATTGTGCCACTTCTAATGCTTGCTTTACTACACCTGTGTAAATAACTATTATTGCAACTATACCGGCTACAATATTTACCCTTACTATCCATTCTTTTTTTTCGCTTGCATCAAGCAATGAATTTAAAACTCCTGTTGTTAATGCTAACCCACCTAATTTAAGAACTAATGTTGCACCTGCACTTAATGAAAATACCATAATAATACCCCCTAAAAGTTTAATTTATATATCAAATACTGAACTTATACTGTCCTCTAAATCATTGTTAGTTATTTTATTATTGGAAGTACAATTTAAAGAAATGCTGTTTATCATTTGTATTACTTCACTTCTTGTAATTCTTCCACCATTTAGGTCATCTTTTACTAATCCAACAATATAAGTACTTCTACCTTTTTCCTTAAGTTTATTAATAACATCAACATCATTATCTTTTACATATATCTCAAATCTCATTTACACAACACACTCCCAAGTAGCCAAAGTCCACGAACATTCTCCCAAATTGCATGCGAACTTATATATGTGTTGTTAAATGATTTATTTAAAACATCACGATATGATACACTTCCTCCACCTGTACAACGTATTTTAACGTCAGTTGGGTACTGTGCTTTTTTTAAATTTTGTTTTATCTCTTGTATATAGTCATGAATGACTATATTGACTTGTGGTTTATCAAGCATGTATTTAATTTGGCACTCAGGGACATTTGCAAGTTCAGTTTGTTCTATTGCATGTTTAATCCTGTTTTCTAATATTATTGTTCCAAGTTGCATACTAAAGGCTGTACCTTGAACAAGCTTACCATTATCAATTAGCATTGCATTAATTGTTAATCCACCAATATCTAATAAACATACTAATCTATTCTTATACCAACTAATATCTGTAAGTACTGCTGCCATTCCTTCCATGTAAACATATGACTTTGTTACTCCTGGCATTGAATTTAGCATCGTGCTATATTCAGATCTAGCTTTTGCATTTAGATAACTATTAACAGGCATAGCACTTATTAAACATATGCCGTATTCTTCGTTGGACTTATTAATAGCTAATTTCAAACAAGCTTTTTGTGTTGTGCTAATAGTTTTATTAAGGTCAACGTCTAAGTTACCCTCACCAACTACTAGTGATGTACCATCTACATCAACAACATTAGTATCATACCTATCTATTGTATCTCTAGTTCTACTTTCAAACATAAATTCTCCTGAATTGCATTTAACTTTTGTATTTGCATATCCGTTGTTTACGCATACAATTCTCATACATCCACCCCTAACGTTATTATTTTGTATGTTATTTTAACTTACAATTAACGTATATTCTGTAATACTACCGATTATGCAATAATTTATAGATTTTTTTAATAAGTAATGGTAAGTTTATTAAAGGGAGCTGGTTAAATGATTGATTATATAGGATTAGAAGTGTTGTTAAGAGAAAAAGGTAAAAATTTAAAATGGCTTCATGAAACTACTGGCGTTAGTTGGGATGTGATACGTAAATTCAAAAAAGGGGAAAGTGTAAGCTTAAGCACGATAGAGCGAATATGTATAGCTCTAGATTGTAATATAGAAAATATCGTGCAAATAAAAAAAGAACCAGCTGACTAATAGTTAACTGGTTCTTTTTAAATCTCGTATTTTATTTTGCTATTGATTTGTTTCTGTATAGTACCTTATCACATATTTTATTAGTAGCCCATATAGATACAATTGCTACAAGTGATACAACTAAGTACGCCCAAAAGCAATCTGCAATAACCTTGTCTCCTCTACTTAAGAAGTTTATTGCTTTCTCTATAGACTTATACCCAAAGTATGCTGCTGCTGGAAGAAATATAATAACATGGCACAAAAATGTTACTAGTGCTATCATTCCATATGCGAAACCATACCTTTCAAATACGTCAAATATATACCACTTTTTAAATCTTCTTTTAGTATCAAATAACTCTAAATCTTCATCTTCCATAGAATCACCTCATGTTTTTTAAGATAATTCTATATTATTTAGCATTATTATGCAATTTATTTTTAAATAATTCAAACTTTACTAGCAAGTCTATTTGCCATTGCTTAAGATTCTTATACATAAAATAAGACCACACTCCTTTGCTAGAGCATGGCCATAAATTTTCATTCTTATTCAAACTGTATTTTTATATCTCACTTGCCCAATATTCTGATTTAAAGCCTTCCTGATTATATTCTTTCCTGTAAGATTTTCTTAGCTCTAAATAAGATTTTACAAGTGCAAAGCATGGATTATATCCATCTTCTTTATTAATTTTGTTAAACTTTTCAACTATATCTTCTAAACAAGATATTTCAGTTTCATTTATTTCTTTCCTAGTCACAAAGATACCTCCTATCAAACTATCTTTTTATTTTCTTTCTAAAAATTCTATAGCTGCATCTTGGCTAATGTAGTAATAATTATCTTGATCTAAACTATATGCAACGTACCATCCAGGTACTAGGCCTTTAAAGTTCCACATTCTCATATCTTGGCCTAATACTGTTTGTTCATCAATGGTATATCCAACTTCATAACCTAATAAAACTTCTTCATGAATTGGATTACTATTACCTACGCTTGCATTAGCAACTGGTGCAATAGAAAGTGTTACTGCTGCTAATAAAACTAAAAGTACTTTTTTCATATTAATCATCCTCCGTTTATTTATTTCCTGTTCCTTATGATGTAATTATATTATATTGTACCCAATATAACAAGTATAATAATGCACAAATATGTACCCAATATATTTTACATTTTGTATATAGTACCCAATATAAAATATATATTATACTAAATTAAAGGAGTGAATACATATGGCATATAGTGAAGCACAGAAAAAAGCTACTGCAAAATACATGAAAGCTAACCTTGATGATATTAAATTAAGGGTTCCTAAAGGTAAGCGTGAAGAATATAAGAAACAAGTATCAGATTTGGGATATAAAAGCTTTAATGAATTTGCAATAAAGGCAATTGAAGAGAAAATAGAACGTGAGAAGGCGGACAATTAAAATCCGCCTTTTCTTTTTGACATAAAAAAAGATGCTAGAGCATAAGCCCTAGCATTTTGCTGCAAACTTTATTAATAATGAGCGCACATGATTTGCGTTATACTTTTTAGTTGCCCAAATGTCAATATTGCTGATTACTTCTTTTTGCTTAAGATAACTAATTCCACCAAGCTTATCAATTAATGCAGGTACATTGCTTAGCTGAATTAAGTCCATGCGTTTCCAGCTATTAAAATCTAGTGTAACACCTGACTTAATAATCTTACTTACTGCATCTGCTAACTGCTTATCTTCACTAACTGGCTTTTTGTCATATTGAGTAAGGTTAAATGTATTAACAATACTCATTAACAAATCAGGATACTTCGGATCTGTTGCGTACCCATCGGCTCGAACATTGTAACAAGCTTTTTTGATATCAGTTTCACCACGCAAATTAGCATATCGTGATAAACGATTAAATAAGTCGCTATGGTCTGCAATACTCTCAGCCCAAGAAGGATATTTTCTGAACGCTGCGTCTATGTAATACTTCTCTCCATTAGGCTTATACTCAGCAGTCCTACATACATCACTCTGACCATTGTAGGACCCTTTAATGCCGAATAAATTATTAGACCTTACAGTTAAACCACTATTACCATTTGCACTCTCTAAACAAGCTTGTGCTATTGTAAGGCTTGCTAGTATTCCTGTTTTCTGCATATCAGCTTGTGCAAGTGGTGCTATCTTTGCAATAAACTGTGCTCTTGTATATGCCATGATTATCTATCCCCTTTCTGTGAATCTTGCCATAACTTAATTAACTTCTCCCAACCAAACATTGCTAAATATGCAACTATAAAACCAGATACTATAACAGCAAACATGTAATACCAAATAAACTTACTGTTTGTATAGCTTAGATAAACAAAGTAAGTTAGTACTGTTAGCACAATACTAAGTACTGTAACATAATAATTTGTATGCACCTGGTCCAATGGCCAAATGTTCTTTGTAACCTCTGTAATTACATTAACTGCAAATACTAACATTCCTAATACCACTATAATAAAAGCCATATTTATTTCCATTACGCTTCCTCCTCATATCTGTTTTCATTTAGATTTACAACTTGATCCTGATTACCAAACTGTATCTTTTTCTCTACAGTATTTTTTGCTACTATCGCGGTCAATACTATCGTTCCAAAACCAGCTACACTAGGTATGAAATAAGCAAGCCCACTAGTGTCTTCTGTCTTCCACATAAGCATGGCTGCATAAATAAAAGCAGCTACAGTAAATACTGCAACCGCTATAAATATCTTATCTGTAAGACCTCTTTTCTTACTCCTTTCATTTTCCTCATTTCTAGCCTTTTTTTGAAGTTTCTTTAGCATTTCTTTTTCTTCACTAGTCATGTCGCCCCTCCAATCCATCAATTCTATGATGAGCTGATTTCGTACTTTCCTCTACCCTAATAAGTCTTTCATGCATGTTGTCCATTTTAGTATCCATCTTATCAAGTTGTACAATTATGGTCGCATTACCCTGTCTTAATACTTCCATATCACTTGTTGTTGCTTGCTGTGATGCTCCTTCTTGTCTTACACGTTGTTTATTTGTATATACCTTATCCCAAATATTAAGCATTGTAAGGGCAAGTCCAAATATAGTTGCTAAAATAGCTACATATTCCATGTGAGACCTCCTTATTATTTTTTGTTTCATCATGCTTTTAATTCTAGTTCATATTTAGTAAAAGGGCATAAAAAATACACCTTATAACGGTGCTTCTCTATGCCTTACAAATTATTCTTTTATTATTTTTGTACAGCTTCTTCTTTAGGAAGATATTCTTTATTTGTAACAAGCTCAGGCATATCACATTCTTCTATAAGAATTTTTGCCACTTCTTCTTTCAGTTTTGTTGGTACATCCTCAAATGTTATTTTCCCTAAGATAATTTTTTGTGCGAACAACTTTGCCATATGTATTTACCATCCTTTTATGCATTTTAACTATAAACAATTTGTGCCATTTCCATTAAGCATTCCTCAATAAATTCTTGATGCTGCTTTAATTTTTTATTTTCTATTTCTGCTTCCAATAGACGTTCTTCTACTGTTTTACCTGGACAAATATCTATTTTATTAGCTTCTTTTTCTTCGTCAGTTAGTTCTATGAGCTTTCCATCTTCTAGTTTATAATTTTCCACAATATCAATAGTGTTTAGATCAATGTCTGTTTCTATCTCTATCTTTCTAATTAAGTCTTTGTTACTAGCATAACTCATAATCACTTTGTTTTCGTTTAATTCCGCATAAATTATCACAATTAATTACCCCTTTTTAAATGCAAAGATACGTCTTAAAATACCTGTATTATTAGATACTGTAGCACTCATACCATCATCAGAAAATACAATGTCTAATCCCTTACCTGTAGCTATAGGTATTGCATACTTTGTGTTTGTTTGTAATTTCCATCCATGTTGCCCCCTGTCAAAACTATACGCTGTGTAACCATAACCTCCAGCTGGTTGTGTGTGTAGGTCAATTCTATTAAAGTTAGTTATTTTTTCAGATAATGTTATAGTACCATTTACAATGTTTCCGCTCCAAATTTCAACTATTGTATCTTTGACGGCTATTTGTTGCCCCTGTATCTTAGGGCTTCCTGTAAAATTAGGACTATCTTCTAAAACATTGATTTGTTCTTGTAACTTATCTGTATTATCAGAGCAAATTTTTATAGTACCATCACTAGCGCTTACGCCAACGCTGTATGTACCATCCTCATTATCTATAAAATACATATGCTTACCAGTTACCTTACTTGGTAGATTTGATTTTTTAACCTTATGTACCTGTATATCATTGGTGTATTTACTAAAATCATTAGTGCTTAAACTCATCTTGTTATTACCCCCTCACATATATAAGAACCATCAAGTGGTCGCATAAGTACACGATCACCAGTAGCTACTACTACATGTTTTAATACTGGGTAATATATTTCACTGGGGGTGCTCTGCCATGGAAAAAGCACTTTTATCTTTCCATCAGATTGAATTTCTTGAACAATAGCTTGTTCTGATTTACTCTGCTTAAATACCTTATTTGTATACTCTTGAGCACGTTGTAAAATAGATGCTGCATTCATATCGCTATGGCCTCCCTTCCACTATGTGTCATTGTTCGATTTTTAGATTCAATACGAATTGATGTACGTGTCAACTTTCCATTATACTTTTTATTTTTTAATGCTATGCAATCCATATAGCTCCATACAGGTATAATCATAGTATTAAATTTTACCTTCCTGTATCTAGTAGTATTTTCACTTGCCCAACGTTTCACTTTAGCTTGTAAGTCAATTAAACTTTCACAGTTATCAAACTGTGTTGCATCAGTACAAATTGACCGATGCATATTCACAGTACTTGTTGGGCTTTCACTATTACTATTAGTGTATGTATAATTAAGCATTTCACCATTTACATTATTACAATAGCCAATAAAGACATTTGGTACATCAAATGTATCAAAACTTTCTTCAAAGCTCTCCTCAATACATTGATTCTCATCATCTGTAAAATAAATCTCAATTTCTTTTTCAGTAGGCAGCACATATTCACTTGCATAAAAATAACCATCACCATCTACATCAAGTGATGTGAAATTTAATATATCGAGTAAATAATTAACAATTTCAAGATACTTTGTACCAATGGAAAACACCTTATCTTGTGTCATCAAACGTCCTGTCTTTGGAATGTTTACCTTATTCGTGCCAAGTAATCTTAATATTTCATCATCTATACTGGTACCTGCAAGTATAACATAATCTTGAAGGCACTTATCATCTTCATATATTTTTAGCTTACTATAAAGTTGCACACTTCTAGTATCGTAGGCGTATTCACTACTATTACCATTACGTGTACAATCTGGTGAACACATTAAGTAAATACCAAGAGGGAAGTCAAATAAAGTATTATTAATCTCAATATGCATAATTATTTTTATTCTATCTGTCAGTAAATTAATCTGTGGATCATCATGCATAGATAAATTAATACTGCTCTTTAAAGAGGTAAAGGCATTATAGTCTAGCGTAAAACTTTCACAGTTATCTAAATCACGTATATACTCATCATTGTAATTTAATAGCTGATAGGTATACCATTCTGTCCTACCACTCTTCGTCAATAAATCGTAAAGGTCTTGATTCAGCTTCACTATAATCACCTTCCTTGTAATAAACTTCTGTAAGCGATAAATCTACAGTCGCATAAAATGTTTTTTCATCTGTAATACCTGTAATAGCAAGACTACAATAAGCTTTTGTGCCCTTATTATCTCTAAAAAGTACAACTCGTTCACTTGTAAGCTTTTCAAATTCAAGATAATCTTCCAGTGTTTTAAATGTCGTTGATAAACTAAATTGTCTATACTTTGTAAGTCCTCGTGTTTCTTTAGGTTTTTCACAACCACAATATACCACAAACTTCCTATCAACTAATAATGATGTACTTTTTTGTATGCCTGTCTCTTCCTTCGAATGTATCACATTAAAAGTTACATCTGTAAATGGTACCGAAAGTATATTTCCTTTAAAATTACACTGCATTTCCTTTATTAAACTATCTGTATAGCCTCCTACTGTTGTAATAGCCCTAACCTTATAATCGTATGTAATATTACTTGCACAAGCAAAATCCTTATACTCACCAATTCTTTCAATATCAGTTGCAATCTTTACCCATACATTAGACTCACGCCTATACACCTCATGATAACAAAAATTCACATCTTCTGGACTTTGAATATTAATTACAATACACGCTTGTTCAGTATCTGCATAAATATTAAATTCAGGTTGTGATAGTTCAACAAAGTCAATATAAATTGTAGATGTTACCCATTCACTCCATAAATTATATTGGTTTTTAATTCTTAAACTTACTGCATAATAAGTATAATTGGTCAATGCTTCATTAACTTGATACATTTTATCATTACTATATATTTCTCCAGTATCTAATGTATCTATTTTTATCTGATATGAAAGTTGCTCACTAGATGACCATTTAATCAATGGGAAAGGTGTATTATAAGTTGACTCTATATTTAGTATTGGATTAGGTGGTGGACCATAAGCTGTAAATGTTACACTTCGTGTCGTAGATGTCTCATAGTAAGCACATACATATTTGGCCACAATTTCAATTGTAACAGTTCCACTAGAAAATACATTTGCTATTACTGTAGCTTTACGTTCTGTCGTTCCACTAAATGTAAATTTATTTATATTATTTTGATAAACATTCATTACAAAACTTGTAATATTCGTACCTGTAAATTCAATATCTATTGGATTAGTTAATAGCTTTAAAACACCATTAGGCTCAATAGCAATAATTTGTGGTACTGTTTGTATCAAATCTACTGTTTGAATATCTTCTATGCTATTACCACTACCATAACCAACAATCTTAAATTGTGTTGTCCCAGAGTTTGAAAATGTTCCAATTGGAAATGTACATGTTGTCTCACTTGTTCCAGTAATTTTACTTACAATAATATTATTTTGAATTGCCTGCACTTCCCATGTTTCAATATCCTCTGCTTCCCATGTACAAACAATATTGCTATCAATACTACTACCACTTATAGTAAAATTAGATATTTTAGGCTCAATATATTCAATCTCAATATATGGAGGATTTTTACTTATATTATCTCCAAAATATAGTACTGGGAATTGTGAATAAAAATCAAATTTATAGCTTAACTCTTTGGTAGTATAATACTTATCAATATTGCTGGCATTAGGTGTAATAGCCGTATACTCTTTATTATTGAATGATGGCGTTCTATCTATACCTTCACCAATAACATTACAATAGTACCCTGCCCCATTAGCATATCCAAGAGCAAGATAAACATTTAATGATTTTATTAAATAGCTATTTATTTCACTAGGAATAGTAAAATGAACATCTGTATATGTTTTATAATCTACCCTAAAAGTATTACTTACCTCATTGCCTTCTGCATTACCATCCGATTGCGTACACCTGTCAGCATATATTTTTAATGTACTTGTTGCCATACGTCCACTCCTATCCCATCTGAATCATCCTCGTATCTTCAAAACTTTGTTGCTTAATAACTTTATTAAGATTAGCAACTTCTCCAACTAACGTACTAAGTAATGCCTCAGTTGCACCATTATTAAGTAGCTGAGTTGTTTGATTATTATTAATTACACTTGCACCACGACTTAAATTAATAAGCTCTGGTCCCTTTTCACCAACTAAAGCAAGTCCACCAGGATGAAATTTTGTACCACTTGCATACGCTGGAATGCTACCACTATTACTTGATGAGCTACTACTAAATACATTCTTCATAGTATTAGATAACTTTTCCCATAGGCTAAGACGTTTCTTAGCTTCCTCTTGAGTTGCCTTTGTAATTTTTTCTTCTGCCTCTTTATTCAATTTAATTCTAGCTGTAGTAGCCTTTTCCTCAGCTGCTAATAAGTTGGCATACTTGCTCTCTTCAGCAGCCTTATTTCGTGCAATTTCTTGATTAAGCCTTTCTTCATACTGTTGCATTCTAATTGCATTTTGCTTCTTTTGTTCAAGTGTTTCATTTTTATAACGTTCAGTTATCTTCTTTTCGTATTCTGATAGCTTTTCATTTTTATACTCCTCATAAGCTTCATCCAAAGCAGATAAGTTATTATTATAAGCATCTGCTTTTAATTTAAGTGAGTTATAGTGTTCATCTGTGAGATCTTGAATTGCACTGTACATATTTGAAAAAATTCCTCTATTTTCTTCACAACCAGATTCAATAGCACTATTAATGTCACTTTCTCCATCCCTAGCTATAGCTGCCATAGCTTCGTTATGGGTTACACCATCTTTTTCAATATCTGAGTTTGCTTTCCCAAATATGCTCTTTATTTTATCTGCTGCACCTTCAAAATCTCCTGTCAGTAAATCAATTCCTGCTTCAACGACCTTTATAAGTGGGGTTAAAACAGAACTAATTACATTACCTAATCCTTGGAATATCTTAACTATACCATTGGCCATTCCTTGTAAATTTTCAAGACTCGCCCCTAATAATTTTTCAACTAAATAAAAAACTGGTTCAAGTACTGTAAATACTGTATCAGAAATAACACTAAAAGCAGATACAAACATATTTGCAAATGGTTCTATAAGGCCAGTGATACTTGAAAGTATCTTTCCTAAATGGTTCCATATCTTTTCACTTACACCTAAAAAGGCATCATATATCTTAAGAAATGATTTTTCAATAGGCTCAAAAATGCTATAAATACTTAATTTAATACTTTCAAACTTACCAGAAATCATTTCCTTTAATCCATCAACATTGTCAATCATAGTTGATGACATATTATTAGCTACACCTGCACTATTATAAATTGCCTCTGATAGCTTATTAAAATCTTTTTCACCTGCATTGACAACTGCAAGTAATCCTGACATACCTTCTTTCCCTGATATTGATTCAGCATTCATTGCTTTTTCAGCATCTGTCATATTACTAAAAGCTTTTCTAAGGTCAGCAATTACATCACCTAACTCACGCATTGTACCATCTGCATTTTCTGTTGCAATTGTAACTTCTCCCATTGATTCAGAAGCAAGGTGAAGACCACCAGGCATTTGGGTAAACATTCTTCTAAGTGCAGTACCTGCTGTTGATGCTTTTACTCCTGAATTAGCCATTAAGCCAATAGCTATTGAACAATCTTCCATGCTATACCCTAATGCACCAGCTACAGGTCCTGCATAACTCATAGCTTCACCAAGCTGAGCAACATTAGTATTACTATTTGACATTGCAGCACTAAATACATCAGCCATCCTTCCTGCTTGATCTGTTCCTTCCCCTAGTGCTGTCAATGCATCTGTTACAATATCTGATACAGTTGCAAGTTCTTCACCAGAAGCAGCTGCTAAATTAAGAATACCCGGCATACCTGAAGCCATATCATTAAGTTTCCAACCTGCAAGTGCAGCATACTCTAAAGCTTTAGCCGCCTCAGTAGAGCTATATACACTTGCTGCTCCAAGTTCTACTGCTAAATCACGTAACTCTTTTCCTTGTGCACCCGTCATGCCACTAATAGCTTGCACTCGTGACACCTGTGCTGAAAAAGCATCACCAGTTGTAAAAATAGACTTTGTAAAATCAGCAAGTGCTTGTACAGTTTTTTGAATACCTGCTGTTACTAACTCTACAAATTTGGTTGTAAGTCCTGATACTGCACCACCTAATACAGCAGCTGCACCTGCGCCACCACCCATAAGTGTTCCTACGTCCCCAAGACTTACACCAAACACCTTAGTTTCTTTAGCTGCTCCAATAATATTATCTTTAAAGTTTCCAAATGAGCTACTATTACTTCCCATATTATTTAACTTATCATCTGCTTGTGCTGCACTATTTTTCATTGCTTCCATTGCTGCTTGTGTGTCTTTTAATTCACCTTCAAATCTATTAAGTCCAGCAACTGCATTATTATAAGCAATGGTTTGATTATCAATTCTAGCTGAAGTTTGACGAATACTTGTTTCATTCTTTGTGTACTGTGATTCTAAATTCTTAAGTTCCTTTTCTAGCGTCTTTGTAGCATCTGCTTCTTTACCAAGTGTTTCAACACTATTTTCATATGCCTTTTTAGCTTCTTCAACTTTAGTCTTAAGTTCTTGATTCGATGAAACTAAATTGGCCATAACATCTTTGGTACCATCTAACCTTTTCTTATAAGCTTCTACAATGTTCCCTTGTGTTTGAATAGCCTTATTAAGATATTCACTTTTAGATCCTAACCCATCTAATGAGTTTTCAAAGTTCTTATTACCTGCAACTGCTGCTTTAAATTCACTTTGAAGTACTTTCATTTCACGATTCATAGCATTAATACCCTCTTGAAATGAACCGTTTTCCATAGCGAGTTTAACAACTAATCCTGCTGCTTCATCAGCCATATTACACCTCCTTTACAAGCAAAAAGGTGCATATAGACTAAATTTCATCTATATACACCCTTTTATAATTGTTATTTGAAACATATTGCATAATATCAAAGTAATATCCTATATCCATCTCATCAATTTCATTTAACTTATACCCCTGTTGAATAAGCGCTACATAAATGTCTTTCACTACATCTTCAGGGGGCTTATCATTGTGTGTCTTCACTTCCTCCATCATTTACACGCTGAAGTGCACCAAGAACAGTATCTACAATAGTAGTCATAACATCTCGTGCATCAATACCATCCCAGAACTGGTCTACAGTAAACTGTTTACCATATGTATTTACAACCAACATAACAAGTCCATCAAGCTCTTCATCTGTTAACTTATCACTATTTTGTAACATACTCTGTGCTTTTACTGCTTCTCTAAAAACACGACCTGGAATAAAGTCTGATATAAATTCTTTATCTTCATTCTCAATTCTAAGTACAATTCTCATCCAATATTTCCCCCTTGTTACTCAGTTACTGACTGGGTTTCTTCATCAAATTCTAATTCATAAGGCTTATTAAAATATGATTGTTGTTTTGCTTCTGTAAATAATGTATTTGTCGTATCTCTTTCATCTTCCCATACTTCATCACGCTTTCTACGCATAGCAGTACCATTAATTGTAGGCGTTTGAAATTCCAATTTTTCGCCTTTGGTTTTATGTGATTCATCTGGAAGTGTAAATTTAACTTTTGTAAGCCATTTAAAGCGATAACCACCTTTTGAAAGTCTAGATTTAAATCCAATTGCTACATAAGGTGCTTGGTCTGTGCCTTTCTTTACAGCCCCACCAAACTTAGAATATGTATGCCCAAGTAAATCGCATTTAACTTCAGTTGGAATATCTTTTACTTGGAATGCAATAGTAGCCTTACTAAATTCACTTACTGATTCATCAAGTCCATCATCTGCATATAATTCTGCAACATCTACACTTGGTTGAATGCTCATATCAATAGCACCAGCTAATGTTTTAACTTCTTCTGAATATGTTTCTGCTTCTTCATCTGTCATAATACAATATACAACATCTTTTAAACCTACAATTGCCATATTATTTCTCCTCCTCATAAATAAACTCTAATGTTTTATTTAAAACATTATCTTCATATAAATCAGGTCCATGTGAACCAATCCCAAAACCTGCTGCCTTTAGCTTTTCTTCTATAAGTTTTACATACTTTTCTTTAAACCACGGCTTTGTTGTAATCAAATCAATATCAATATAATGTGTACGACTATCCCACTCATCATCACTATGATTATCTATTGTATTAGATGTTTCAGAATAAATAATATAAGGATCAGTCTTATCTTCTCTGGCTTCTAAATAGTCAGCTGTAATATCAAGTTCAGAAAGTGCCTTTTCAATTAGTTCATTCATTGTTTAAAAAGCTCCTCTCTAAAAACTTCTTTTTCAGCTTCAAGTACTTCTACTTTCTTATTCCGAAGTGCTGGGCGCATAAAAGGAAACTTCCTTTTCTTCTTACCAATAGGCCCATATTCAAGATAATAGGGGATGTTACCTCTTTTACGTTTCACATCCCCTACCCATATTTTCTTTACACCTTTTTCAGTACGCACACCACTTTTCATTAATGATTCTTGTGTAGCACCTGTATCAACATTAACTGTACGTTGTTGCTCCTTAAGTACAATGTCAGCACCTTTATTCAATGCTTTATTTTGTACCTTTTCAATATTCTTACCTGCGTTTTCAATAGTTTTCATTAAACTATCTAAGCCTTCAATATCTAAGCTCATTTAATCACCTCACACACTAAGTCAATGAACGTATTATTCTCTTCTATATTTTCTACCTGCCTAATATTAAATGTTTTTCCTCTGTACAGTACACGCATATCCTCATCAATATTTACATCAGTATATGCAATCTTAATAAGAATCTTTGAAGTGGCTACCTCTGTACCTCGTTTAAATGTTTCATCTCCAGTTATTGTACGAATATACGCTTTACATTGATGTACATTGTACCATTGCTTAACTGGGAAACCATTAATACGTTCTTCACCAATCACACGCTGGATAATAATTGGTTTATCAAGCTTACCAAGTGGTTTATTAAGCATCAGTTCTAACATGCCATATTCAGACGATACGGAGTAAACTGGATAGATTTCATCATCAAATAAAATACTTTCATTCACATGAGGTACGCTATCTATTTCTAATTCATTGATATAGATAAGCTTTTCTGCTGTAAATGTACCATCATAATATTTCTTTGCAATATCTGATAACTTATCATCATCAATAATGCACCGCACAGACTTATCGCCAATACGGTGCATTTCTGCAAGCTCATCTAAATTAAAAAATACATTTTGAACATCTTGATTAATAATATCCTTCAACATGCTCTCCACCTACTCTTTAGCTATAGATTTTTTAGAACCTCTAGTAGTTTTAGGCTTTTCTTCTTTTTCATTCTTATCTTGTTGCGTTTCATCTTCAGCATCTTCCTCTTTATCATAAGCATTAAAAGATGTTACTTCTTCATCTCCTTTCTGACTTTCAATATCAAAGGTTGCATTACCATTTGCAATAAGTAATTCTTCATAGTTAGGATCAAAATAAGCAATACCTGGTTCATAAATTACGCCTTTGTAATTTACTGATACAAATAATTTAACCACAGCTTATCACCTACCCTATTTTAATTTGTGCCTTAGCAGTAGCACTTGCCTTAGGTTGTACCACATATCCCATCACCACAGTTAAACTACCTTTTGTTTTAGTTGCTTTGTTTGATTCATCCAAATAAACAGTATCACCTACACTAAAGACTTCAGTAGTTAAGGCATCTACTTCAAAGACACCTTCCATACGAATACCACCTGTTTGACCTGGTGCAATACTTTCCATAGCAACTGCAACACGTGTGCCAATTGTTACAATGTCACCATATAAAATAGTTGTTGTACCTGTATTCTTATAGTCTATAATCTTACCATCTTGAATAAAATTCGCCATCTTAGGCACCTCCTGTATAAATATTTATAAAATAAAAAAGCACCTTAAAAGTGCTTAATTACCGCCATTTTTATAAAGTCCTCTAAAGTCAAGAACATCTACACCATAATCCATATAAATACGCCATTCCATACCTAAGTAATCAAAACCAATTCTACTTTCAAGTTTAGGCATTGCATCGCCATTTAAGTATGACACCATAATAGTATCAATATCAGCTGGTGATGCTGCTAAATACCATGCATTACCTTCTAGTTCTGCATCCACTACAATATCAAGTGCATTTTTAAATACATTGGTTACATTAGCATTGTTTTGTGATGGATCTGCAATTGAGTTCATAAGTCTCATTGCTTCTACTTCTTTATCAGGGCTAACAATTATAAATTTAGGTTGAATATTTAACTTTTCAATACCCCTTAAGTTGGTTTGTTTACGCATTGCTGCTTTAGCAACTGCAAGTGTTTCAACTGTAATTGCACCGCCTGTTTGAGCTAAATTATTATGGTCTGAAGAAAATAATTCTTTTCCATCATAAATAGCAGCATTAGCTTTAAGAATATCATAAACCAACTTATTGATACCTCTTACAGATGAACGTACATAAGCTTGTGGGATTCTTACTAAAATGCCTAAGTCATCATTTACCATAGCTTGTCGTGTAAAACCAAACTTTTTACCATATGTTGCAATAGAACGTGTGGCTTTACTATCGCTCATTTCATCAAATTTGAATTCACCTGTTTGTGTCATCTTCTCAAGGTTTCCACCCTCACTAATTTGATAATGTGTAGCACCTTTAAAGTCTGTTACACTACCTACACCAGTCCAAGCTTGATATGTAGTTGATTGTGCGTTATAAGCTGTTGCCATTGATTTATTTACTGTATCACTTAAAATAGCACCAAATTGGCTATCAGGTGATAAAGCACGCCTTAATAACTCATCATCATTTAAACGTTGTGCATTTGAGACACCTGCTCTTTGTGCACATTCAATTGCAAGGTCACGAATACGCATGCCTCTTAAATCCCTAGCCCCCTCTGCAGGCTTTACAAGTGTAATACCACCTCTCATCAGAATAGCATCACTGGCAGCACTTCTAAATTTATCAGCTTCATCTGTAGTTATTTTAATGCCTGAGTTAGTAGGTGAGCCATTTTCCATAAAGCGTTTCAGTAACTCTTTATTTACTTCTTCTACAGATGTGCCTCTTTCAATAAATTCATTAGCACTAATATCAATACCTCTTTCAGCTGCTGTTTCACAAATCTTATAAATACTAGAAATACGTTGTCTTTCTTCTAACATGGCACGTTGTTGTGAATCGTTAGGATTAGGATCTAAACCAGTATTACCTTCCTCATTAGCAATCTCTTGTCTTAAAGTCTCAATATTTCTTTGTAAATTATCAAATTCAGCTTGCTCTGCAGGTGTTAAATCTCTTTTACCGTCTTTTGCTGCATTAATAAGTAATTCTTGCATTCTTACCATCTGTTGTAACATTTCTTTTTTACCCATTTTTAGCCTCCTAAAGTAAATTTTTATTTATTTGAAGTTGTCTTTCAAAAAACGTAAGACTACGTTCTTCTCCGCCACACTCTGGCGCATCTTCTAATGTTCTATCCACACCAACTGAATCATCAGCTGGAACAGATACAATTGACACCTCATAAGGCGCCCATTTCACAGCTACCTCACATGGACCATTAAAACGTCCATTAGAAGAAACTCCTCCTACACGTACTTCTTCCCAAGCATCTACACGGTACCCAACACTCACACCCTTTAATGTACCACTTCTTACCTTTTGGTAAATCTTTTCACTTTCCTCATCATCATCAAAGATAATGTCACAATAAGCACGTTTTTCAGTATCATTACATACTGCATTTTCAATGCGACCAATAACCTTATCCCGATTATGATTCCAAAGACTTACACCGATTTCAGTAAGTCTTGTAAGGTCCATACACCCTGCATCATGACATAATATTTCTTGACCATACCAACGATTTACAGGTTGTTCAGAAGAAAAAGAAACTCTTACACGTCTTTCATCTTCATTAATTTCTCTTACAGCCATACCTAACGTTCTCTGTTGACTTTCTCCAATTTTAGGTTTTTTCTTCATCTTTCTCATCTCCTTCCTGATTAACAGTTGTTGTAAGCTTAAGTCCTAGCTCATCAGCATACTCCTGTTCTTTTTTTCTTTGGGCAAGCACATCCTTCCAGTCCTTGCCCTGGGCACCACAAATATCTTTTAATGTGTTGAATCCTGCATTCATGCCAGTAACATTGGCATTTGTTTCTTTTAAAGGATCTATCCAGCTCCAACCTGGTGTAATCCATTCATGACGTAAATATTTACGCTTATTTTCCCAAAAGTCCTTAATTAACAGTTCTCCTTTAAGAACTGCTGAAATAACGAACTCTGTATAAACTTCACGACAGAAATGGTCTATAATAAATTTCTGCATCATCTGATAAGTCTTTTGGTCTTCAAGATAGTTTTGCCTTGCTGAAGAATAGTTAACTTGGCTCATATCACGACTTGTCACCTCATAAGATAAACCTTGACCTGCTCCTGCCATGCGTTGTTGCGACATTATAAATTCTCGTGCGTTACTTGCTTGCCCACTTGGATTAACTGTTTCAACTTTATCCCCTGGATTAAGTTCTTGAATCATACCTGGGCTAATTGTACGCACTTGATAACCACTTTTCTTATCTACATTTCCTCTACCTACTGGTAAATTAGGTGTTTGCTTTGTAATAAAAACAGATAAGCACGCTAAAATACGTTCTTTAACACTTACAGCCTCCACAAACTCATTAACCTCTTTTACACGAGGCAACGTGTTTGCTAACTCAGATACTTCTCTAATTTGGCTCGGTCTTTTCTTACGCCATAAAAAGATAACACGTTGTGCTTCAATACGCTCTGTCTTTCCTGTATAAAATCCATCTGGTGTATATTGCTTAAAATAATAGGCAACAGGTTTGTTATAGGAATTTAGTTCAATTCCATCCACAATCCTATTGCCTTTTTCACAACTTATTAAAGAATATGAAGTATCTAACTCATCCACTTCTTTTGCTTGTAGTTTAAATGGTAATATACCATCCTTGGTGTAAACCTTTATGAAAAATATACCACCATCTACCTTAAGTCTTCTTACAGCCATTGCTTGAAACTCATCAAAACATTGTTGACCTGTTACATCACAATTTTTTGCCATGCACCACTCTTTCCAAAGTTCTTCAATTTGACGATTAAGATTTTCATCCTCACTTCCATCATCTTTTAAAACTTTGGCTTGTGCCATAATTCCTGTCCCAATAACATTACGTTCAAATGGACTAATAACACTTTCTACAATATCACTATTACGTTCTAAGTCTCTTCCTCTAGCTCTTATTGTATCCCTTTGATATCTATCCGTTTGTTCTGCTGTTGCATTTACTTGTGTCCATCCACCATTTAATCGATCATTACTCCCAGCATCATAACTACGCATAGCTTCCCGCCATACCATACGTTCATAAGCACTTCTAGGCGAAAATGTACCTATAAACTTATCAAGGAAATTCATTTATTATCATCCCCTTAAACTTAAATATTTTTCATTTAACTTAGCTTGTAATTTATACTGCTCACTTTTTGCTAGAAGTGCCTTATATATTTTCATATGCTTCTCGAAACGTGCCCTATTAAAATTATTACGCATAGCTTTTAAACGTGCCTCTTCCGTCTGTTGAATCATTTTTCTAAGTGTACTATCTGTTACTAATATGACATACTCTTCATGACACTTTTGACATTCAAAATAACTAATATGTAAATCACCATTCTTTTTTACTTGAGGTTTAATTTGTATTTCAGCATTACACTTATCACACCGACATATACCTTTATGCATAATTACCTCCTATCAAATGCAGCAACATAAATCCCACCACTTGAATTTTCATCACGTATTTGTTGCTCTAACCGTATACGCTCATTGTAAAGTGTCCCTAAATCTGCTTTACGTACACTTTTATTACCTACACGATACTCTTGTGCCCCACCTTCTATAGCTGCAATAGCATTATTTAATTGTGAAAGTTTTTGAGTTGTATCCATTAAATCCATCCTTTCGTATTATTTAACCAACCATCTTCAGAAGGTACCACTTCTTCATCTTGCTTCTTAGTTGTTTCTGGTACCATATACCTTACATGAAGTAAATCGGCCATACACATTGCATAAACTTCACAGTCCAAGTAATGGTTATCACCATGTGAAGTTTTCTTTTGCCATACACTTACTTCTCTAGCACCTTTTCGCTCAGTAACCTTTTCCTCAGATGTAATCTGTTGCGCATAATCTTCATCTACACCATCATAAACCATCCAAGAACCAATCCCATTTTCTTTGGCCATACGTGTAGAAATCATATCCTTATACTTACCACCATCTACAATATAAAGCTCCATACCATAGGCCTTACTATCTAACTTATCAATTGTTGTCCTACGATACTTCTGTAAAATTTCAACACTTGATCCTTTTACAGCTTTTGCCCATTCCATATTATCTAAACAGTATTCATAAGCCTCTTCTGAATTGTATCCAGTATCTACACCGACTAAACTTACAAGGTACTCTTTTCCTTTAGGACTTGAAAAGGTTTGATTAAAAATGTATGTTAAATCATCCCATGTGTCTACCTTCCCATGAAGTACATTCCATGAAGTTAAATGATACCCCCATGCACGAATTGTAAAATAAAAACAATCTTTCTGTATGTCTATACCACCAGTAAGTAGAATTGCTTCGTTTGGTACAATTCCTTCTGTATATTCACTTTGCCTTTCATAAACAATGTCACTATCCATTTTCTGCTTAACATCTTCCCAAGGTTCACCAAGCCATGAGTTAACAAAGTTCATAAGCTTTTCAGGATAATTATGAGAAGCAATAAACTCATAGGCAACATCTCCAAAGCGTATCCAAGGCGAATAAATTGAATTAATATGAAAACCTATTTTACGCTTTCCACCTTTTTTTATAGCTTCCCACTTGCCATCACGTAACATCTGCTGCTTATGTGCATCATGTATCTTCTCATGGCACTTTTCACATTCATAATAAGCTGTAGATCTTGCGCTTTCAGGTGTGGATTTATCAAACTTTATTTGCTTAAAAGTAAATGTTTGATACTCTCCACAATGTGGACATGGTACAAAATACTTATATTGACTATCAGCATTTAACCACTCTTGCCATATAGGACCACGTTTTAGTGTGGGTGTAGATGTTTTAAATATTTTTTTATTATTTGCAAATGTCTTAGTACGTTCAGTACCAAGTGAAATAGGGTCAGCTTCTTTTCCTGTATTCGTTGGATACTTATCAATCTCATCAAAGATAACATATCTTACAGGTCTACTTGCAAGGTCAGCTGCTGAATTAGCACCAGTAAGTGCAATGTACATAGATGTAAAGTTAAGTTCTTGAAGTTTACTTTCATTTTTCATAAACTTCTCTTTTAATACTGGTGAAAGTTCAATCATAGGCTGTAACCTTTTACTACTTGTAAATTCTGAAAGGTCATCATTTGGGTATACAACTAATGTAGGTCCTGGGTCTTGAGCAATAATATACCCTAGCATATTATTACCAGCTTCAGAACCACCAACCTGTGTACATTTGCAAAATATAATTTCTTCAACTTCTACATCTGTAAAAGAATCCATAATCCCACGCAAATAAGGTGTTCGATTAGTACTCCAACGCCCAGGCTCTGCACTTGTCTTATCTCCAAGTATTCTATATTTATCAGCCCACTCTGAGACAGTTAATTTTTCGGGTGGCTTAAGTACTTTTAATGCCTCCAGAATCCATGGGCTTATCTCATCTTTTTTTACTTGCTTTGTAGACGCCATTTTCACTAAATTGCTCTAAGGCATCATTAATTGTGTCTCTAACTTTAGCTTCCACCCGTCTTGCCTCCGTTGGATCTAAATAAGGTGCAATATCTACACCTATTTTACTTACCAATCCCATAGCTGAACGCTTAAAGATTATAAAGAACTTTTCAAGGTCTGCAATTGCTTCTGTCTTTAATAAAAAGTCACCTCTTGCAATAGCATTTTTGAGGTCTGCATTTTCTGTCTGTGCCTTCTTGAGTTGCGTCTCATAAAACACCTTTTGATAATTAATAGGCATCTTTTCAATATCATCATTGACTTCAACCTTATTATTACATTCATCTTTCCACTTCAGTATATCTGGAAGATACCAATACCCATGAGCAATTTTGGGGCACCCTTTCTTTTCCCAGCTATTAACTGCTTTTGACGTTACACCAAATGCCTCAGCTATAAGGCTAGTAGATAGGCAAGTTTTACCACCTATTTTCTTTACCATATTTCCAGCTGCCACCTTATCACCTCCTAGGTAAAAATATTACAAAATATTTCCCAAAATCTATCCCCTGATTATCAACAGTTTCACAACTTTATATATGCAAATTGTATTTCCTCATTTTAACCTAGCTACAAAAATTTTTATACCCAGAAAAATGGTGCGATGATTCGGACCC